CAATACGGTATGTATGACCTTGGTAGTACTCCTCTGAATGATACTATCTTTGCTGCAGTTGATATCTTCAAGAAATTTAAATCGGTTCACAAAGTTGATAAGGTGAATACTGTGTTCCTCACTGATGGTGAGTCTAATGCACTTACTTTTTTACACAATCAAACTGATAATAATGGTGTGAAAAATAATCGCATCAGACTTTCTGTTTGGATGTCAGAATATGCTCTGTGTCTTCGTGATGCAAAACATAATTATGTTGACATCAATATCAATAAAAAGGGTGAAGTTCATATGACTGCTCGGTTGATGGAATACTACAAGCAAGTTACTAATTCTAATGTGATTGGTTTCAGATTGATTAATCGTTATTCTGCTCGTAGTTTTGTTAATCGTTTTCTGAATAACGAATTCCCTTCATGGGAAAAAGTTTCAGATGAATGGTCAAAACACAAATGTTTTACCTCTTATACTATGGGATTCAATGAACTTTATTTTATTGAACTGAATGATGAGTTTCGAGGTGATGATAATGATGAAATTAACATCAATGGAAACGATACTCGCGCCAAAATTAAAAAAGAATTTGGCAAACATATGAGTTCTAAGATGACTCATAAAATTATCTTATCTAAGTTTGTCGAGCAAATCGCTTGACAAGCTCTGGCGTTTGGCGTATTATAGCCAAGTAAAGAACACGACCTCCACTCTTTTTGTTATGTCTCTCTCCACTGAACAACTTGTTGAACTTCTGACTGAACAGTATGGTTCCAGTGTTTCTCGCAAACAACTCACTGAGTTCACTGGTAATACTGATATTTCTCTTGCAACTGTTTGTAAAAAACTTGAACCGTATAAGTCTGGTCGTGGTGTCTGGAATCTTACTGCTGTTGAAAAACTTGAAAAGACCTATAACACTGTATCCGTTGAACCTAAAAGTATTGTGAATCTTATTCCCGACAAAGATAGTAACTATGTTTCGTTTGGTAACTTCTCAGATGTAAAACGTATTGTAAAGTCCAAACTGTTTTACCCTGTGTTCATCACTGGTCTTTCTGGTAACGGCAAGACCGCTAGTGTTGAACAGGCTTGTGCTCAACTGAAGCGTGAACTGATTCGTGTCAACATCACCATCGAAACTGACGAGGATGACCTGATTGGTGGTTTCCGTCTCGTCAATGGTGAGACTGTGTGGCATAATGGTCCTGTTGTAGAGGCACTTGAACGCGGTGCTGTTCTGCTGCTGGATGAGATTGACCTTGCTTCCAACAAAATCCTTTGTCTCCAATCTGTGTTGGAAGGTAAAGGTGTGTTCCTCAAGAAAATTGGTAAGTATGTCAAACCTGCTGCTGGTTTCAATGTGGTTGCTACTGCTAACACTAAGGGAAAAGGTTCTGATGATGGACGATTTATCGGCACCAACGTTCTCAACGAAGCATTCCTTGAACGTTTTCCGATTACTCTGGAACAACAATATCCTTCCGTGGTGATTGAGAAAAAGATTCTTCTCAATGTGATGTCTTCCATCGATGTTGTTGATGAAGATTTTGCAGAAAAACTCATCACTTGGGCTGATACTATTCGCAAGACTTTCTTTGATGGTGGTGTTGACGAAATTATCACCACTCGTCGTCTCGTCCACATTGTTCAGGCATTTGCTATCTTTAACAATCGTCAGAAATCTATTGAAGTTTGTATCAATCGATTTGATGATGATACCAAACAATCTTTCTTGGACCTGTATACCAAGATTGATACCAAGGTTGAAGTTGAAGATGACAACACGGTTTCCGAGAAAACTCTTGAAATGCTTGACATTTCCTACAACCCTTGATATTATAGGGGGACTTGTTCCCCCTCTTTTTATGATGGATTCAACTAGTACTTTTACTATTACTATGCCCGAAATGACAAATTATCTTTGGAAATATAACGAAGATAAAATCCTGAAAGATGTTCAGGATTATGTGACTAGCACCTATGGTAGCCATTATTGTGGTCATCAACATGAATACAAAGATATTCAAACAATTGATTTGATGGCAGCAAAGGAACTTGCTTCTGATTTTTGTCAAGCAAATATCATCAAGTATGGTTCTCGTTATGGTGATAAAGATGGTCGCAGTAAGCGTGACTTGATGAAGGTGATACACTATGCTATGCTCCTTCTCCATTTTGATGGTCACTATTCTCGTAAAGAAAACGGTCTCACTGAATTTAAATGATTATGAAAATCTCTGCAGAAACTCTCAATATTCTCAAGAACTTCTCCAACATCAATCATTCGATTGTTGTTAAACAGGGTAATGTTCTTCGCACCATGTCGCCGGTTAAGAACATTCTTGCAAAATTTACTGCATCTGAGGAGTTCCCGAAAGACTTTGCTCTTTATGAACTGAATGAATTTCTGAGTGGTTTGACTCTGTTCAAAGAACCAGACTTTGACTTTGGCAATGATTCTTATCTGACTATCAAAAGTGGTAGGTCTAAAGTCAAGTATTTCTATTCTGATGCAAGTGTAATTACTGCTCCTCCAGAAAAGGATATCGAACTTCCTTCTGTTGATGTTGAGTTTGAATTGTCGGAAGAAGTTCTGTCTTCTTTGCTTCGTGCATCTAGTGTGTATCAACTTCCCGACCTTTCTCTGATTGGTGATGGTAGTGAGATGAATCTAGTTGTTCGTGATAAGGACAACAACACATCCAACAACTACAATGTTAAGGTTGGTGACACTACCAACAAGTTTGCTTTCAATTTTAAGATGGAGAATCTTAAAATGATTCCTGACCTGTACAAGGTCTCTGCTTGTAAACAGATTGCACTGTTTACTAGTTCCAAGTATCAACTCCAATATTGGATTGCTCTTGAACCTGATTCTACTTTTGGTTGATATTGATTATGCGTGATGATTTTTTGTGGGTGGAGAAATACAGGCCGAAGACAATCGATGATTGTATTCTGCCGAAGGATACTAAAAAAACATTCAAGGAGTTTGTAGAAAGGGGTGAGATTCCCAATCTCCTTCTTTCTGGTCCTCCTGGTATCGGTAAGACTACCGTTGCTAAAGCTTTGTGTAATGAACTAGGAGTAGATTTTTATGTCATCAACGGGTCTGATGAAGGACGATTTCTGGACACGGTACGGAACCAGGCAAAGAACTTTGCTTCGACCGTATCACTTCAAGAAACTGGTAAACACAAAGTCATCATCATTGATGAGGCAGATAACACAACCCAAGACGTACAACTCCTTCTACGGGCTAATATTGAGACGTTTTATAACAACTGTAGGTTCATTTTCACATGTAACTACAAAAATAAAATCATTGAACCGCTCCACTCCAGATGTGCAGTCATCGATTTCGCTATCCAAGGAAAGAGCAAAGCATCCATCGCTGCCGAATTCTTTAACCGAGTACGGCAAATCCTGGCTGATGAGGGTGTTACCTATGATGAAAAAGTAATCGCAGAAGTTGTACAGAAATACTTCCCTGATTGGAGGAGGGTTCTGAACGAATTGCAGCGATATGCTGCTGGTGGTAGTATCGATACTGGAATTCTTTCTACTATTGGTGATGTAAATCTGAAGGGTCTCATGGATGCTCTTCGTGATAAGAACTTTGCTAATGTGAGAAAGTGGGTTGTTGAGAATCTGGATAATGATGTGAATGCTGTTATTCGTAAAATTTACGATGCAATGTATTCTGCATTGGAACCACAATCTGTTCCACAAGCAGTTCTGATTCTTGCTAAATATCAATATCAGTCTGCTTTTGTTGCAGACCAAGAGATTAATACTCTTGCTTGCTTTACTGAAATTATGTGTGATTGTAAATTCAAATGAACGTAAAACTTATTCGTATGTCTTCTGGTGAAGATGTTGTAGCTACGGTTGTTGATAATGGAATCGAATTCATTACCATTCAAGATGCGATTGTTGCAGTGCCTACTGGCCAAGGGCAGATGGGATTTGCTCCTTGGTCTCCTATTCTTAGCAAAGAAGAAAAACAAATTAAAGTAAATAAACAGTTTGTTGTTTACGTTGCTGAAGTAGCTTCTGATGTCTGTGATAGTTATAATAAGATGTTTAATGTAATTATTACTCCTGAAAAGAAACTCATTGTCTAATGTCACATCATCATAAAAATCTTCTGGTATTATCTGGAACTGAAAAACCAGTAAGTGTTGGTAGAATTCTTTCGGGTTCTACCTATCCTTATATGAAATTTGAACGAGATACTTGGAGAAAGAAAACGTTCTTTGAGGAAGCGGTAAACGCTCATCAAAATGATGATGAGGAAACTCTATGGAAAATTGTAAAAAAAGTTTGGGTTGAATTTAATATTTCAACCAACACTGAACGAGTAAGAATGAGGAAACAGGGAAGACTGAATCTAGATTATGTTCTGGGTTTATGTGAGGATAATTGTCCTTGTTGTGGTCGTGCTATGTGGTATGGTCGAGTGCATAATTTTGTTGAGGGATATCAGAAACCATCTCTTGATAGAATTGACCCGCAAGGTGGATATGTAAATGAGAACGTTTGGATTATTTGTAACAAGTGTAATACTAAGAAAAACGATTCCTCTAACCCAATGGAATTGATTAATCTTGGTATGGCGTGGTATAATCAGGAGAAGAAGAAACTTGCTAAATACAGTGAGTTCGCAAGTGAGATTCCAACATTGGAGAAATTTTTAACATGATATTGAGTCCAGAAGATACACTATATGCATACGAAAAAATCAAAGAAGCTTATGGTTCCATCAACCGTATCGATGATTATTTTCGTATGAAAAAAATTGAACGCATCAAGGAAATTCCAACTCCTTTGTTTGGATTTTCTTTGGAAGATGATATGTTTCAAAGGTATGATATGCATCCTGAGGACATGAACTTTCGTATCATTCAACCAGACCACGATACGTTCAATAACCTTCTGGAAATGACCGCCTCATTTACATATGAGGAGGCGCCTGGCAAAGAACAGAAGCTAATCCTGCAGGAGACCACCACAGGCACCGCTGTGGGGTTCATCAAGCTGGGGTCTCCTACCATCAACTCAAAACCTCGTAACGAGTGGCTAGGCGGTCTGCCAGACCTCTCCATTTTCAACCGCAGGGCCATCATGGGGTTTATCATTGTTCCAGTGCAGCCTTTTGGGTTTAATTATCTTGGTGGTAAACTTCTGTCTCTGGTATGTTGTTCTCATGAAGTTCGTGAGATGCTAAATAAGAAGTACGACACAGAAATGTGTTTGTTTGAAACTACCTCTCTCTACGGAAACATCAAAGGAACTAGTCAGTATGATGGTATGAAACCATTTCTACGTTATCGTGGAGATACTGAATCTAAGTTTCTTTTGACTCTTCCAGATTTCATTTATCATGATTTGCATAAGTGGTTCATTCAAAAAAATAATGGTGAACAACTTATTCATAAAGGTGCATCAAGTCGTAAACTAAAAATTCAGACAAAGATGATTTCCATCATCAAAAATTCTCTCAAGGAGAATCATCCAGAGATGCATCAAGAGTTTGTGAACTTCATCAAATCTCGGGAAGATATCACAACCAAGAAACGTTTCTATATGTCCGACTATGGGTTTCAAAATTCTCGGGAAGTTATTCTTGGAGAAACAGAAACTCTCATTCCAAGTAAAGAGAACTACGATAAGTTCCATTTGGAAAATATGATTAAGTGGTGGAAGAATAAAGCTTCTAATCGATATGAAAGATTGAAGTCTGAGAACTCAATTCGAACCAAACTTGAAGTTTGGAACGCAAATACTATGAACACTATTGATATTATTCGATGACTCTCGCTAAATTTTTTTCTGATATTCAATATGAAAAAACCATTAGGATTTTAGTCTATCCTAATATTACTTTTTCTAAGGACCTGACAAAAGATAGTTATATTCAAGTAATCACAAATATGATTACTGAACTGAATAAGATTAGAAATGATTTATATTTTTATCTTATTCTTCCTGAGTTTTTGGAGATGCTGAACTTCCATAATACTCACCAATTTATTATGGAATATCCGACATATCCTCCAACAATGCGCTCACACTTTGATGTGAAAAGATTTCAGGAAATTGTAAATCATGACTTGGATATTGATTTGGTATTCAGTCATCTTCCAGAGCATACTCATGCAGTAAAGAATGTTATTGGAAATGTAACTCATCACACTCCTCTTTACTTTGGATATTGTCATTGGTTTGACCTTACAAATGTTGTGTCCTGGTCTGTACCTAGTTTTAATCAAAATATTCTAGGTGTTCTTGAGATGGAGAAGTGCTATCTCAATACTCAACATCAAAAGGATATGGTGATTGACCAAGCGCTACAAACTTTTAGTGTTGATAAAGTATTTAAATTAAATGCCGTACTTGAAGTTCAACATCTTGGAGTTAACGTTAAAGACATTGTAGAACCAAAATCTCCTACAAATAAAACTATTGTCTTCAATCATCGTCCAGATGCATATAAGGACTTCAATAATTTCATGAAAGTTATTGAAAAACTTAGAGAAACTCGTCAAGACTTTGACGTGTGGATTCCTTTATTGGAGAGCTCGCATTTGTCTTGGATTGATACATCTACATACAATAAAGAAAGATATTATAAAAAATTACAAACTTGTCGAGTTGGATTTTCTCCTAGACAAGTTTATGGTGGGTGGAGTGTGTCTACAACAGATGGTATTATGAATGGGTGTCCCTACATCATGTATGATGCTCCATATTATAAGGAACTAAATCCAGTCGCAGACTTCTTCTCTGATTATCCAGAAGCAATTCGATTGTTGGAAAAATATCTTGATGATGAAAATTATCGAAATGAAAAATCAAAACAATCGCAACAACATATGAAATTAAATCTCATTTATGCAAATGAGGTTGCTAATATGAGTAACTATATTGATTACTTAGTAACAAAACTTAAGTGTACTAATACTCAAGTTACTGATAAATTAATTAATGTAATTAAAGAGAAGAAACAAATCACTAAACGTGAATTGTTTAGAGATGTTCTTGGATGGGGTAGAGGTATGAAATTCGGTCCATACCGAAGAGCACTACTTGCCCATGCAAATATCTATGATACAATAGATGAAACTCCTTGTTATTGTTGGGTAGATTGATATGTACGAGTTGAAAGATTATCTTAATTCCATTAATTATGAAAAGAAAAATTTAATGGACGGAGACGACAATGAGTGGGAACGAAAATACGCTCCTTTTATCATTAACAGATGCCTTTCTGGTTTTATTGACACTGTTCTTCTTGCGAATGAAATGAATATGAATTCTCATCTTGACAAGAAGCTTCAATATGACTTTTTTATAAATATTGTAAGACCAAAGAAACGTTTCTCACCTTGGTTAAAAAAAGAGAAGTTAAATTCTCTTGAACTTGTCAAAGAATATTATGGTTATAGTGATGAGAAAGCAAAAACAGCTCTCAAAATTTTATCGGAAGAGCAACTTGAATTTATCAAATCTAAACTGAAACGTGGAGGAAAAAAATGAGTTCCGAAGTTGAAATCAAGTGGTCTCCTGACCAGATGGTTGAAGTGACATTGAATGAACCAGATGACTTTTTAAAAGTTAGAGAAACACTCACAAGAATTGGTGTAGCTTCTAGAAAAGAAAAGAAACTGTATCAGTCTTGTCACATTCTACACAAACAAGGTAGATATTACATTGTTCATTTTAAGGAATTGTTTGCTCTGGATGGTAAAAGAGCAAATCTATTTCAGAACGATGTTCAGCGCAAAAATAGAATTGCACAGCTTCTCCAAGATTGGGGACTAGTAAAAATTGTCAACCAAGATTTGGTTGAAGATTCTGCTCCATTAAGTCAAATTAAAGTTCTCTCGTATAAAGATAAGGGAGATTGGACTCTGGAAAGTAAATATAATATTGGTAAGAAAAAAATTGAAGCCTAAAGAAAAAGGGGCATCCGCCCCTTTTTTAATGTCTTCTTAGTGTCTGTAAATATCCAATCATTGCTTCCCTGATATACATCAGTTCGTGGTAACATTTTTGATTGTGGGCGCACTGTCTGAGTTCGTGGTCTGGTTTGTGTACGCTTTCAATAAACAAATCTAATCCTCTGTTCCATTTTTCGTTGTCTTCAGTCACGTTGCCTCCAATCTTCTGGTTTATCTCTACCCTCGGTCCACCAATCAATCATATCATCGACACTATCAAATCCACGTTTGCCGAAACGTTCGTGTCCCAGACCACCGATGTCAAGTTGATTTAAAAAATCATCCATATCTCCTTCTTGCATATCTGGATTCTCTGCAGTTCTTCTTGCTTGACGTAACATCGTTCCTGCAGTTCGATTTGCTTTAGCCAGTTTCTCTGCCCAAATCATATCTTCCAAACCTACAGATTCATGTAAGGCAATCTTTTTGCAGATACCTTCTAGTCGTAGTCGGTATTGTGTAGAGAGCATGTGCAATCTCCATATAGGGTTATTTAGCATTGAGCATCGATTCTAAATCGTTTATTCTACTGAATTCCTCGTATGCTTTTTCTGACCTTTCGGATAGAATATCTGAAATATCTCCAAGAATTATTTCGTTGTCGATGTATTCATCTAGATACTTATCCAACGCTTCTTTTAGATAGCGTTTGCGGTGCCACTCAGGTGAGTATGGTTTGTAATGTGTCATGACAAAACAGATATATGTGGCGGATTATAAGATATATATGTGATTTTGTCAACTAGGATATGCGTGGTGCAGTCCCCAGTAAATAAACAATCCTATCGCTCCAAACAAACAGATACTAGTGAGAGCTAGGTGGTTCATCTTTCATTTCCTCGTATGCTAATTTTAAAATGTAGTAGATTATCCAAGCAGTAAAAATTAATCCAGAACCTAAAATAACCATAACTCCCCATGGAAATTCACTCATCATCGTCCTCGTAACTCGATGGTTCTTCGAAGAGTTCATCCATTTTTTGTTGAAGAACTCTTTCTTGTAACTCTTGTAAATCTTCTTCTGTTAGAACAATCATTTGTCTTTTAATAATTCTTCTATTCTTTTACGCATATTTGTACTGTCTTGTTTCATGTAATCTCTACATGAATATCCACGCTGTCCTTTTAAAATACAAGTTCCTTGATAGAACATTGTGGCAGCAAATACCAATAGTGATACTATTCCTATTATTTCAGGGTAATGTTGAGCCATGGGAACATAGGAGGAATGACGCCAATAAGTCTTAGCAATCCTTCAGCAAATAGAGCAAGAACCACCCAACCGACGCACATACTAATGATAGAAGCATTACGGTTATGTCTTCGTATAGCAGCATCAATCATCTCCTGACATTCTTTCTGCGTTACTAGACGCTTGGGATTTATCTGTTCCATTCGATGTGTCATGAATTTTAGCTATTCCAATAATGGGAAACATAATAAGGGCAAAGCATAGGATGCCCAAACTGATGGGATTATTTAACAATTCAACCACCAAATGTTTCATATTATAACTAAGAAATAATACTCAGTTGTATTTATTGGTGGCCTGTAGAAGTCCGAACAAAAATGTGAGGATATCCACAACTTTATTTTTTACCTGATATACATATATAATGTGAAGAGATGCCTTCGGGGTCTCTAATAAACTCTCGCTTTTTAAGGAGAATTAAGATGAAATTTACCACGCAATCACTAGACACATTTTGGAACGATTACGCTCCACTCGCTGTAGGTCTGGATGAAATGTTTAACAGGCTTGATGCAATGCATCACAATGTTAACGTTAATTATCCCCCCTACAACATAGTCAAACATGACAATAGTAACTACACAATTGAAGTTGCTCTTGCAGGATTTAAACCAGAAGAGATTGAAGTATTTACAGAACAAAACGTTCTCACAATTGCCAGCAAAATTGAGGAACGAGATACTAAGAGACAGTATGTACACAAAGGACTCTCTAAACGTTCCTTCACTAGGAAAATTCAATTATCAGATGAACATAGAGTAGCTTCTGTAAACTTTGACCATGGACTTCTAACAGTAGATATTGAAAGAATTATTCCAGAGCATCAGAAAAAAACTGTTTATAATATTGGAGGATTCTCTGACCCAAAGTTTCTAACGGAAGACAGAGATTCAAACTTCCCTGGAGAAAACACCATTAAATAAATAGAACTGGGAAATCCCCAAATATCGTCGGCAAAGACCCACCCTGGCAACTATCAGGGATGGGTCTTTTTCCTTGACAAATTGAGCTGGGTGTGGTACACTACATAGAGATTTGGCACCATAGCACGATGAATATTAAATTAGTTCAACTCATCAACAATGATTATATTATCTGTGATTTGGAAGAACTTGATGAAGAACCTTCATTGTATATGAAACATCCTTATAAGGTTGACGAATTAAGTTATTGGGATTATAACGAAGATGATAAACATTATCCTCCATTCAATGCTGTTTTTCTGAGAAAAACCGAGGAGAAAAATACTAAGAAAGGTGAGGAGTCAATCGTAGTTCAAACTGACTATGCTCAGTTGACATCGTATCCCCCATTTACAAACGATACCGATGTTCTCTTGAACTCTGATAGAATTATGACTATCATTGAACCCAAACCAGAGATTGCTAAACTTTATATGGAATTGATTGCAGAATGAAGTTTTATACTAACGTCCAACTTATTAACGATGTGATTTACTATCGTGGATATAATTATGGAGAAAGGGAAAGCTTTCAGGATAAGTTTTCCCCCACTCTTTTTGTTCCCGCTAATAAGTCAACCAAGTATAAAACTCTGGACAACAAGTATGTCCAACCTGTAAAGTTTGATAGAACCAGAGAAGCAAAAGAGTTTATCAAACAATATGAAGATGTAGATAATTTTACGATTTACGGTTACGAAAGATTTCTCTACCAATATCTTGGAGACACTTTCCCACAAGATGAAATCAAGTTTGATATTTCTTGTATGCAAATTGTCTCTCTTGACATTGAGGTTGCGTGTGAAAACGGATTTCCAGATGTAGAATCTGCATCCGAGGATATGCTGTGTATCACTATCAAGGATTTGAATACCAAGAAAATTATCGTTTGGGGTACAAGAGAGTACGAGAATACTCGTCCAGATGTAGAGTTTCGTGTGTTCTGGTCCGAGAAAGAAATGCTAGTTAACTTTCATGACTGGTGGGTAAAGAACACTCCAGATGTTGTGACTGGATGGAACGTATATCTTTACGATATTCCCTACATCATGCGCCGATTGGATAGAGTTCTTTCTACTCGTCACATGAAATCTATGTCTCCATGGAATGTAGTGAGTAATCGTGAACTTGTTATTATGGGACGCAAGCATATCATTTATGAAATTGCTGGATTGTCTTGTCTAGATTATCTGGATTTGTATAAGAAGTTCACTTATACAAACCAGGAATCTTATCGTCTTGACCACATTGCATTTGTTGAATTGGGTCAGAAGAAACTTGACCACACTGAGTTTGAAAACTTCAAACAGTTCTATACCCAAGATTGGCAGAAGTTCATTGACTACAACATTCATGACGTAGAACTTGTTGAACGTCTTGATGACAAGATGAAACTCATTGAGTTGTGCATCACTATGGCGTATGACGCCAAACAGAATTATGAGGATGTATATTCACAGGTGAAAACCTGGGACAATATTATCTTTAACTATCTGAAGAAAGATAATCTTGTGGTTCCTCCAAAGAAGAAAAACAAGAAAGATTACATGTATGAAGGTGCATATGTAAAGAATCCTATTGTTGGTAAACATGATTGGGTTGTTTCGTTTGACCTTAACTCGCTGTACCCGCACCTCATGATGCAATACAATATCTCGCCAGAAACTCTTCTGGAAGATAGGTTTGGAAGTATCAATGTGGATAAACTTCTTAAACAGGAAATTGATACCAGTGAGTTGAAGGATGCAACTGTTTGTGCCAATGGTGCAATGTACACAACCAAGATTCAGGGATTCCTTCCTAAGTTGATGGAGAAGATGTATAACGACCGAGTTATCTTCAAGAAGAAGATGATTGAGGCTAAAAAACAATACGAGCAAACTAAAGACACAAAGTATCAGAAGGAGATTGCCCGTTGCAACAATATTCAGATGGCGAGAAAGATTTCTCTGAACTCTGCTTATGGTGCCATCGGTAACGAATACTTCAGGTATTTCATGATTACCAATGCAGAAGCAATCACTCTTTCTGGTCAGGTTTCTATTCGATGGATTGAGAATCGAATGAATCAGAAACTTAATAAGATACTTAAAACTGACGGAGTTGATTATGTTATTGCTTCAGATACTGATTCCATTTATCTTAATCTGGGTCCTCTGGTTGAAAGTGTATTCGCCGGAAGAGAGAAAACTACTGAGAGCATTGTCTCGTTCCTTGATAAGGTGTGTAAGGTGGAATTCGAACCTTATATTGAAAAGTCTTATCAAGCCTTGGCAAATTATGTTAATGCGTATGACCAGAAGATGCAGATGAAGCGAGAGAACATCGCTGATAAAGGTATCTGGACTGCCAAGAAGCGATATATTCTTAACGTTTGGGATAGTGAGGGTGTTCGTTATTCGAAACCAAAGATGAAAATCATGGGTTTGGAAACGGCACGTTCATCTACGCCTGCATTCTTTCGAGATAAATTAGAGAAGGCGTTCAATATTATTCTTACAAAAGATAATGATGAACTGATTACCTTTATCAATCAGGTAAAAGATGAAACTCGTCAACAAGAAATTGTAGACATTTCTTTTCCTAGGGGTCTAAACAATCTGAATAAGTATAAGAGTTCTTCAACTCTTTATGCTGAGAAGACTCCTATTCAAGTTCGTGGTGCTATTCTATACAATCATTTTGTATCCAAACTGAAACTGCAGAGTAAGTATCCATTGATTCAAGAAGGTGAGAAGATTAAGTTTGTTTACCTGAAAGAACCAAATCCAATCGGTGAAAATGTGATTGCGTATTTTCAAACACTTCCTGCAGAATTCAAACTGGAGAAGTACATTGATTACAACATGCAATTTGAAAAGAGTTTCTTTGAACCATTGACTAAAGTATTGGACTCCATCGGTTGGGTATCTGAAAAGAGAGGAACACTAGAAGCATTCTTTGCATGAAATATAATTTTGACATAAAAGAAATCAATAAATTTTCTGCGGTGGAGTTTGTTCAAGAACATCACTATTCAAAAGTGATGCCAAAACTGACCAA